ATATACTATTCCTGTAACTTATTTATCAAGTCCAAATAGTTCTATATCATGGTCCACTGAAAGTAATATTCTTTTATCTGGTCCTCAAGGTCCTACAGGTAATACAGGGCCTACAGGAATTACAGGTAATACTGGACCTACAGGAAATACAGGGGCAACTGGTGTAACTGGAAATACAGGTCCAACTGGTGAAACAGGATCAACAGGAAATACAGGACCTACGGGAAATACAGGTCCAACAGGAAGTTTTCCAGTGCCAACACCAACCGGATCTGCGGAAAGTATTGGTGCTGTTACATATAATAGTACTGATCAAACATATTATTATTATACTGGTTCCAAAACATTCGTCATAGATCATCCAATAAATCCAGAAAAATATTTAGTTCATGCATGTCTAGAAGGACCAGAAGGTGGTGTCTATTATAGAGGAAAATCAGAAATTACAAATAACCACAGTGTTACAGTAATGCTTCCAAAATATGTCAACATATTAGCTACTGATTTTACAGTTCAAATTACACCCATTTTCTCTGGCGAAAAAAATAAAGAAATATTATATACTTCGGAGGTAGTAGATAATAGATTTACGGTTTATGGTAATAATGGTAAATTTTATTGGTTAGTTCATGGAAAAAGATGTAATATTGAGGTAGAACCATTAAAAGCCACAACGAATGTAAAAGGTACAGGACCTTATAAATGGATCTAAAATAAAATAAAATAAATTAAATTTATTAAAATCAATTTATTTTTAAATTTTTAAACATTTTAAACAGTATACTTTGTGATAGAATCTATATATTTTTTATCATAAATTCCTATTCGTGTAGTTCTATCCCATGTACTATAATTTAGTAACACTCTTTCATCTTCTACTACTAAACTTAAACAATATTCAATTGATTCACCTTCAAATTTAAAAGGTGCAGAATATCGTAATAAATTCAACATAGAATCAAAAACCACTATCATATGATAATAATGACGTGGACTTTCGTAAGAAACTAAATGAACTACAAACCAAATTTCACTAGAATTATCTTTATTATAAGTAAAACCACATGATGAACCACGAATATGAGAAAAAATTCTAGGCATATTTCTTGTTTCAACGTTGGAAATTTGTTTATTTTGTTTATTTAGTTTACAAATTTGTAATGGATACCATTTATAAATAACATGGGTTTCGTTTTTAAAGTCAACAAAAACCCAATTTTTTTCACAATCAGAATTTGAAAAATCAGTTGTTAATTCATCAGTTGCTAAAATATCTTGATTTATATCATAGTAGCCACTAACGATTCCAATCTTATAATTGTTATGTAATCCAGTTCCAATAAATTTTAGCTTGTTTTCATTTAAATCATTAAATATTTTAACATCTTCCACCCCAATGTATCTTTTATCTACAAAATTTAAATCAAATAATTTTTCTTTAAGAACATTTAAATTATTATCTAATTCAAAATATTTATTCACAGTTACAATATGTTTTTCACAATTGATATAAGATCCATTTTCTGTTATATAGTAATTAACATATCTTACATTTAAAAGATATCCATCTTTATTTTCATTATGTATTAAACAACTTGACGATGAATTAAATAATACTTTTTCATTATGAACTAATACAAGAATTTTATCATCCATTTTAACTACACAAATAGGAACTAATATATCTTTATAAAATTTCATATTATTGAATACATTACTAATAATATTATAGTCCGTACAATTATTTAATATAATATTTACTTCATTATTTATATTTTTAATTCCAAGCCACGAAGCGATAATACTATACTCATAATAGATTTTATATGAATACACGTCCTTGTGTAAAAATAAATATCCATCAATGTTATGATTTTTTTGTATTATTTTGATTGCTAATTCATAAAAAAGTAAAGCTAATTTATGTTTTGATATAATTCTATAATGCATAATTATCTGGTATAACCCTTCTAAACGTTCGGGTAAATAGTCATAACCTTCCATCCAAGATATAATCGCATTTGAAATATCTCCAATATTTTTATAACAGTGTCCCATTTTATAATAACTATACCAAACTTCTTGATTCCAACCACCAAACTTAATACGTTTTTTATAATATTCAATTGCTTCATTATTCTTTCCGCAATCAGAATAACTATTTGCCAAATAAAAATGATATCTTTCATTATTAGGCTCTTCATTAATCCCATCTGTAAGCAGTTTTATATCTCTGTCAGTCTTATTGGATTTACTTCCACCATCGCCAATATCTCTAATAAACAATTTATTTTTTAAAATACTATGTTTTGTATTATTTGAAGGTGTATTAATATATTCATGAGTAACCCCACAATAACTATAAAGACCATTATTTTTAACAATTCTCATATTATCATAATAAAAATTGTCATTTCCTTGTAAAATCGTATGTGAATCAGCTAGTAACAATTCATATTTATTAAAATCTTTAACTTCTAATACCATATCTGCATCCATTAGTAAAACATAATCAGACATTCCAACCGCAGAATTTAGTGAGAAATTTCTATTATAACAAAAATTTTTAAAAGGTTCATTCACAACTTTTCCTGGAATATTTTTTTTTGAAAAATACTCTTTAATTACATTAATGGTATCATCTGTAGATCCTGTATCACAAATACAATAACAGTCAATAATTTCTGAAACGGAATCAAAAAGTCTACTAATAATTTTACTTTCATTTTTTACAATCATGTTTAAACATAGTGTAGGTTTTTCTGTTCTATAAAAATTCATATAAAATATTACTAATTATTTATTTAAATAATAATTTATGAAGATATTATTTAAATTATATATATATAATTTAAAATGTCATTTACAAGATTTAATTATGATCCATGTAGAACAAAAAAACAACAACAACAAGCTACCGATCCTGGAAGATGGATTTTAAATGTTCCAGGTAATGGTGCAAATCCATGTTATATTGAAGATCCACATATAAGAGTTCAAAAATGGGCAGGAAATTTAAGAACCAACACAATTAATTTAGAAAGTGATTTATTAGGTGTAAATAGAAAAGCTAGTAGAGATTGTTTAGGGAAAGATAATTACGAAAAATTTAATGTAAAAAATAATGAAATTAAGTATCCTAGTTGTAATAATATATTTACAGAAGAATCAAGAGCTATTGCTCCTGCATGGATGGTACGTGACTGTGAACAAGTTGACTGGTATTATCCACCTTTAAATCCACAAGAAAATACATGTTTTCCATTTCAAAATAATTTAAGTACAAGAATTTTAGAAAAAGATTATTTTACTCCAAAAAGAGATTGTGTAATTAATGAAACCAATAATTACTTACCATCCAGTTTTAATTTAATAAAAGGAAATTACATTGGTGGACCAAATACTTGTGCTTCCACAAAATCTTGTGAACCTATAAAATCTATGAAATCTACAAAGTAACTATTTCAATAAAAATTATATTTAATATATATAATATGGAAGTAGCAATTCCTTTAATAGCATTAGGAGGAATGTATGTAATATCTAATCAATCATCTAAATCATGCAATCAAGTCATTCATAATAAAAACAATACACGCAATAATAATACGAAAGAAAATTTTGATAATATGGGAAAACAAAGAAATTATTTACCAAATACAAATATTCCTCCACAAAATTATCCAGTAACTAACTTAAATCAGTTAGTATCAACTGTTCAAGAATATCAAAATCCAAATACTGCAACAGATAAATATTTTGATCAAAATTTATATGAACAAAAGGTTAGACAGGGAAAAAATGTAGGAAATAATCCTCAACAAATTTATTCTATGACAGGAGACTATTTAGAATCAAAACAATTCAAGCATAATAATATGGTTCCTTTCAATGGTGGAAAAGTAAAAGGAAATACTTATCATGCAAATATTGCTGAATCAGTTTTAGATAACATGATTGGTTCTGGATCACAAGTAATGAAAAAAATAGAACAAGCACCTTTATTTAAACCAGAAGAAAATATTTCATGGGCATACGGAACTCCTAATAATAGTGATTTTTTTCAATCACGAGAAAATCCAGCTATGAGAGCTTTAGGAGGAGGTGTAAAACCATTTGAAAGTATCATGGTTGGACCTGGATTAAATCAAGGATATTCAGCGAGTGGAAGCGGAGGTTATAATTCTGGAATGGAAGCTCGTGATAAATGGTTACCTTACACAGTTGATCAGTTGAGAGTATCTACCAATCCAAAATTAGAATATGAATTAATAAATCATGAAGGTCCTGCAAATTCATTTATTAAGAATTCTGCAAGTAGTCAAACTTTAGGACGTGTAGAAAAACAACGTCCTGATACATATTTTATTAATACTCAAGATCGTTGGTTAACAACTACTGGAGCGACCAAAGGAGAGACATTAAGATCTATTCAGGAAATGGGTATTATTAAAAGAAATGATATTGTTACTGACTACACAGGACCTGCAGGTGCAGCTGACCGAAAAGCAAGTTATGCTCCTGAAAACTTTGAACAAAGTAAGCGTGTTACATTAAATCCATGTGGTGTAAATCCATCTGCCGCTAGTGGACGTGGACCATCTGATGATGGTGATAAATTTATTCGTAGTCATACAAATTATGAAAACAACCGTTCTACTGTAAAACAAGTGAATCGTACAAACGGTGTAAGTGGTGCTATTGGTGCAGTCATTGCTCCTATTTTAGACTTTTTAAAACCTACCCGTAAAGATGAGACAATTAATAATGTTCGTATTTATGGTGATATGTCAAGTTCTGTTCCTGGAAGTTATGTAATTAATCCAAATGATACTACTACGACAACGATAAAAGAAACTACTTTATACTCTCCTACTTTCAATATTAATGGCCAAAAAGAAGGAATCTATGTTGATAATTATACACCGATGGATTTAACACAAAGAGATACAACAAGTAAAAGTTATATTGGAACATCTGGAGGTGGTGCTACACAATATGGAGATATGAGTTATGATGCAGCCTATAGACAACATAATAACGATATAAAATCTGCAACTATTGATAACAGACCAAACCCAGGAGGAATGCAAATATTTAATCAACAAATGAATATTCATTGTAAAGAAGATTGCAATCGTTTTGATGGACGAATGAATCCTGCTTTTTCACGTATCTCATCTTTGCCTCCGTCGGTTGAAACCTATGGATCTATTAATATGCCCCAATATTATAATGAGTGTGCTGGATGTGACCGTATTCAACCAGATATTTTAAATGCATTCAAAAATAATCCATATACACATAGTTTGACAACTTCGGTATAAACAAAATACAAACAGTTATTTATTTTCTAGAATTTGTAAAATAAATAATTATTTTTCTCTCAATGTAATACGTTAATATTTAAATATAAAAAGATTACATTAATTGTAGTACACATAAATTATGTTATTAAATATTCATGAATCAATTAAACAAAAATTAGAATATTTTAAATCTATACATAAAATACCAAATATTATTTTTCATGGACCATCTGGTAGCGGAAAAAGAACAATTGTAAATAATTTTATTAATGATATATATAGTAATGACAAGGAAAAAATTAAATCATTAGTAATGTGTGTAAATTGTGCTCACGGAAAAGGAATAAAATTTATTAGAGAAGAACTTAAATTTTTTGCCAAGACGCATATTAATTCAAATGGTGGAGATATTTTTAAAAGTATTATATTGTTAAATGCTGATAAATTGACCATGGATGCACAATCGGCACTGCGAAGATGTATTGAATTATTCAGTCATAATACAAGATTTTTTATTGTAGTTGAAGATAAATACAATTTATTAAAGCCAATTCTTTCTCGTTTTTGTGAAATTTATGTTCCTGAACCAATGATAGATGGTGAAATTATAAATTTATATACATATAACATGGAAAAAACATTTAATACGAGTGATATTAAAAAAAAAAAAATAGAATTATTAAAAAAAGAATTCATAAAATTAAAAGATAGCCATTTAGATATTGAATCTTTGATAATATTTTGTGAAAAAATATATGAAAAAGGTTATAGTGGATTAGATATTTTAAATTTAATGCAAAAAAAGAACTTTTTAGGGTTAAAAATATCCATTGAAAAAAAATACGAATTTTTAGTATGTTTTAATAAAGTTAAAAAAGAATTTAGAAACGAAAAGATGATAATGTTGTTTATGTTAAATTTTTTGTTTTTAAGTTCAGAATTATCTTTAGAAAATATTTCTTTTATGTAAATGGATGATTTTAATGTAAGTTCACTTCATGAATCTAAAAATGAATGGAGTTCTAGATTATTAACCATATTAACTCCTTTAGTTGTTGAAGGATTTAAATCTATTTTAGAAGAAGCGATTAAATTGTGTAAAGAAAATGACGAAATGGAAAAATATTTAATGACCTTTCAAAATTTTATTTCAAGAATTCCAAAATGGAATCATATTATTATTGAGAGAGAAAGAAATAGGATTGGTGAAAAAAGCGGATGTATGTATTTGGAAGAACTAATTACTTGTGTCCATATCATCCAATTAAAAATTTTAACATCTATGCGAGTCGGACAAAAGCAAAAAAAAATAGATATTAACATACCTAAATTTGATGATTTTATTCACAAAGTTTATATAAATACAGCACGAAAAATATATAAAAATATTTATTTATTTGAATTAAATATTCCTCCTCTTCATGCACAAAAAAATAATAGAGAGATTGAAATCATTGTTCAAGAATGTATATTAAATACAATTAGAGAGAGTATTCCGGTAGAAGCAATATTAAAAGCCTATATGGATGAATCGGTGGAAGAAGATATTATTGAAGAAATTAAAGAACAAGTGATTGAAGAACAAATTGTTCAAGAGAAAGTGAAAGAAAATGAAAATGCTCCTATGAATCATGAAAATAACCAAACGAATGATAACAAGAGTAATAATAATTTATCTTTGACTACTAATGGTGGTAGTAGTAGTCAATTAAGTTTTAATGACATTGATTATATCAAAGATGATAACAATAACATTATTTCTGTAACAGCACCAAAAACAATTGAACGTTTAGAAGAAATAAGTGAACTAAGAGCACAACAAAGAAAACAAGATGAAGATGATGAGGATGAAGATAATGGAAGATTAAAAATATCAGATGAACATATTGAATTAGGAGCTTTAGATATTCATAATATAGAGGAACCTAAAATGGAATTATTACCTGACTTACTAATAGATGATATTGAAATATTAGATTAATAAATATAAATAAAAATAAAGATAAAATATTTGCGTAAAATCAAAAATAAGAATCTGCTTTCATAATGTAAATGGAAAATATATTTGTTATTGCAGGTATAATTTCAGTAATTTTTTTTATAGCAAAATTTTTAGAAATGCGATTTTTTGATAAAGAACCAAAATCATTAAAATTACTCGTGAGAGACTCACTTTTAGTATATTTTAGTGTAATTTGTGGATATTTTATTTTAGAACAAATTAAACCTGTAACAAATGGTGTAGTTGGTGGTGGAATAACACCTGTTTTTACAGATAATCCTGAATTTTAACGTCCAGTCCATATTTTTACAATTGGTTTCGGAAGTTTTTTATTTCTAAGATCTTCTTCATATTCAGCATAAGTGTATCCCCATTTTTGATATTTATGAATATTTCCTAATAATGATTTATTAGGAAGTGTTACCAATTTTGGATATTCGGTGTAAAATAAACAACCAAAAATTCTTTCTAGTGAACATCTATCTTGTCTAGATCTAACATGTTGAATCATATTTGTTATATTATATTTTTTTTCTATTAAAGATAAAAAATCATAGTTTATAAAACTTTGCACTCCAAAACATCCAAACCATTTATCTTGTGGCATTCCTAGTACTATATTTTCTAATAAGAGTTTAGAATGTATATTATATGAATTTTTTAAACTATTTGAAATTCTTATTCTATTTTCAAGATTTTCTTTATCTGGAAAAAAATTCCATATAGGTAAAACTTTAATATCTTTTTTTATAAGATTATCAAAATTAACTCTTTTATGTAGAAAAACACTGTCATGTAAAATAATCGCGTTATCAAAAAAATTATATTTAAGATAATAGTAATAAGGTAATAATTCTCCTCTTCCTACAAATTCAGATTGAATTATTTGAATATTTTTATATGTATTTTCATCTTTTAAAAAATTTGGATCACTATTATCATCTATAATTATAATTTTTTTATTTGGATATAGATATCTTAAGCATCTAATAGAGTTGTTCCAATATTTATTTGTTTTTTCACATCTAACATGTCTAGTAATAATAAATCCGTAAGTCTTCATGATTTATATATTAAATTATATTTAATTATTAATATTTTTCTCTAAAATATAACGAATAAATTATTTTATTTGTTATATAAAAAATAATTATTTAAAGATATTCATCTATTTTTATAAAATGGAGTTTTCAAATTGGAATATTTTTTTTGATACAAATGATACAATTAATACAAATGATACAAATGATACAAATAATACAAATGGATCAACAAATTTATTAGAAAATAATAATATAGATTTGTTAAAGGTTTATCAATTTGATAATAAAATTAAACTTGCACAAGAATTTCCAGGGTATGTAATAGCAGATTTAAATATAAAATATGATTGTTTTATTAATTTTGATAGATATTTTAATTCTGAATTTATAATTAATTTTATTGATAAATATAAACTAAATAAAGACGATTCTTTTGTCTTTGAAAATAATGAAGATCCTGAACCTATAAAAAATATAGTAACATTTATAAAAAAAAATATTGGTTTTGAAAACAATGAACATATTACTAACTTATCACCTTTTTTTGAAAAATATGATAATATTTTTATTAAAATGAATATAGAAGGTGGTGAATGGCAATGGTTACAGAGTATGGATGAAATAAAATTAAATAAAATATCACAAATAGTAATTGAGTTTCATGGATTAACAAATCATAGTTGGCATGGTATGACAAATACTAGTTTTGGTTGTGATTATAATGAAAAGATACTATGTTTAAAAAAATTATCAAATACACACTATCTAATTCATGCACATGGTAACAACACCGATGTAGTAGCATATAATGGGTTACCAAATATCATAGAATTAATATATATAAACAAAAATATTTTTAATAAGATTCCTGAATTAAATTGTATTTCTTTACCTATTAAGGATTTAGATTTTCCAATTGAAAAAAATTCTCGTGATATAAATTTAAATTTTTATCCATTTGTTAATAAAATAGAAGTAAATCCATTTTTAATAGATATCCCAGATAAAGAAGAATATACTGAGGAAGATTATATAAATATTCAAAAACAAATAGATAATAAAAATATTGATCACATTGTAGATGTATTTTATTTGAATAGAAATAATTGGTATAATATATCAGATTTTAAATTTAGGATAAGTAAAGGAATTAGACAGAATTTAACAAATATTGATAATAACATATTACCTATAAAAAAATTATATAAAATTGGAAATGGTGGAAATAATCGTAATTGTATTGTATGTTTTGCATCTTTTTCAAATAAAACAAAACATGATGAAGATAATACGCGATTTAATGCTTCTCAAAATATATATAAATCATTAGAAAAAACTGGTTTTAATGGACATTTTTACTTATTTAATGGTGGATTTCCAAATCCTACTGGAACTGAAATGAAATATCTAGGAGTACCATATTGTTTTAAAATATTTATGATGTTAGAAGCATATAAAAAAGGATTTGATAAGGTTATTTGGATAGACTCTGGCTGTTATGCTTTAAATAATCCTGAACCATTATTTGATGTTTTATATAAAGATGATGCTTTAATAAAAACAATTGATTCAAATAATAATTATAATGCTATGACATTAGAAAATACTATGCATCTTTTAAATAGAATTACAAATTCTGAATTACAAAACGCAAAGTATATTGAAACAATTGTTTTTGGATTAAATCTAGATTCAATAAAAGTAAAGAGTTTAATTAAAGAATATTATGAAATGGTAAAATTAGGATATCCATTTTTTTCAATCTTTCCTGAAGAAATTGTATTGACTTCTTTGTTTAATAAAAATAAATATAAAAATTTACTAACAAATTATTCAATTAAAAATAAAGTTCAAATAGGTGAAAAAATAATGGATGAGAATTCAGCAAGAAATTATGGATTTTATTTTCACCATAAACACTATTCCAAATACAAAAAAACTCCTTATGTAACTTTTGATAATACAGGAGGAAGATTTGGAAATCAACTATTTAGATATTTAACATGTAAATTGTTTACCATTCGTTTTGGTCACAAATATATTCCTAGAAATAATATTTCTAACAATGATTTTATAGTTGTAAATGAAGAAAACATCAATGATATTTTAGAAAATAACAAAGATATTTCAATGAAAAATATTGTTTTACAGGGTTATTTTCAAAAAAGTGATTTGTTTCTTAATTATCGTGAAAAATTAATTGAGATTATAAATAACTCTAATAATGATGATTATTGGAACATTGATAATAAAGATTATTATTTAAAAGATTATCTTATTAATTCTAAACATAGCATTGATTTAAAACCTAATGATATTTTGGTTTCACTACGTTTAGATGATTTTATTTTATACCCATGTAAAACAAGTGATATCATTCCACCTGAATATTATATTGAGATACTAGAAAAAATGAAAACGAATAATGGAAATCTTTATATTGTTTGTGATCAAATAAAATTGTGGTGGGAATTTAAGTATCTTGAATTTTTTAAAAAATTTAATCCAATTCTTGTTCAAGAATCTTTAATTCATGATATTGCATTGATGCGTGATTCAAATATATTAATACATTCTAATAGTAGTTTGTGTTGGATCGTTAGTTTTTTATCTAATAAAAATAAACGAGTTATTCCATACACACCAAAAATATATATGAATCAAAATCAATCTTTAAAAAAGATACAAGAAAATGATATACTTAATTATGTAACCCCGTTAGATCATGATGAAGTTCATAATTTAGATATAAACAATAATAGTGTTTTCCCGTTATCATTTAGTATTCCAGATGAATGCGTAGTTGAAGAAATTCCTGAAAAAACATGTTTACTTGCATCATTAATTCCAGGTGATATGTCAACTTATATATTTAACAAATATCAAGAAAAAGAGTATAATGATATGTATCGCCAGTCTAGATTTGCGATAACAAAAATGAAAGGTGGATGGGATTGTTTACGTCATTACGAGATATTAATGAATGGTTGTATTCCTTTATTTGAAAATTTAAAAGATTGTCCCAAATATACTTTAACAACTTATCCAAAAGAATTAAATGATCAAGCTTATGAGTTGTTTAATAACTGGATTGAAAATGAAGAATGTATAAACAAATATAATATATTATGTTCAAAATTTTTAGAACATACAAGAAAAAATTGTACAACCTCAGCATGTGCCAAGTATTTTTTAAAAAATATTAAAAATGGTGATAAAATAAAAAATATATTATTGCTAACTTGCCATCATGGTAATAATTACAATAGAGAATCACTGTGGATTGGATTAAAAAGATATATAAAATCTATTGATGGAGTTGCAGTTGAATATGAAAAATTGCCATTTTTGTATGATGATTTTGACAGTTTTTCTGAAAATAAATATTACGGAAATAATTGTTATACATTTCCAAAAAGGTTACAAAAAGATGATGATTATCATATGAGTGAAGCTGAAATTATAGAGAAAATTAATAATAATTTTTGGGATTTAATTATTTATGGAAAAGTTGGTCCAGATGAATTTTGTACGTTTCCATTTTATGATATTGTTAAATCAAAGTACAATAAAAATAAAATAGCATTTGTATATGGAGGTGATGAAATATTTAATTTAAAAATTACAGATTGTCATAGTTATCATATTAATATGTTTAATAGATACATATATTATAAACCATATAGTGATTATTTAAATTATTACAAACAATTTGGTTCTTGTTTTGTAAGGGAACTTGAAAGATAAACATTGTATTGTTTTTCTATTTTTCTATTTTTTATTATTTTTAACCATACTATGTTAAAAATAATTTGATTATTTATTTTTTATTTTTATTACCTTATTTATAATCTATTATTGTCCATTTTATATTATAAAAAATATACTCTATACAAAAACGGATATTTCATCAATGTTAATAACATCCGCTGAGACCTCCCCTTTAAAATCGGAGAAACGATTAAATTCAGGTCGTTCCAATTGTGCTTGCGGTGTATGATTATGTACACAACGTGCAATCATTTTATATAATTTAAAATCAGGATATCTATCTGTTCCATTGTTTTTGTATAATAAATTGATTCCTTTGTCGTCTAAACACCATTCATATATTAATCGTTTAATAGGATCACAGTTATTTAAATCTTTTAGTTCATCCAAACTATCAATAACATAATCAAATATAGAACATGCCAATCTACATAGGTCAAAACTAAAATTAGGTTCTAGTCTTGGTTTTTTTTCATTAAAATATGGTTCGGTATTATATTGAGATGCTGCATCTTCACCATTTTGAAAACTATCACTACAAAATAATTTGCCATTAACTTTATAAATACTTCTTCCAAAATCAATGATTTTAAATATTTTTCCGAAAGTAGGTACTTTGTAATATTTATTTTTATAACAATAATAAATGAATTTTTTATTAGTAGGATTATACATGACATTATTTGTATGAAGATCATTATGTGTAAAATGAAATGATTTTTGATAAGTAATTAAAATCATAATAATTTGCATTAAAATAGAATACCATTCTTCATTCGTCAAATCATTTGATAAAATAAGATCATCCAGTGTATTTTCACAATATTCCATGCAAATTATTTGTACTGGAAATTTATGAATAGTTGCATCAATTCTTTCTTCTTCAAAGTCATCACTTTCATCTGTTTCTTCACTATCACTAATACTATTAGTACTATCATCTGAATCATTATCATTTATATGTTTATCTTCGTCATTTATATCATTATCATTTATATCTTCATCATCGTCATTTATCTTATTGTCTTTACTATTGGATGTATAAGATGTTCTAGATGAACATGTAGAACTACTTTTAAGTGTGATATTTTGATCAAAATCATTATTTAATTTTGTAATTTCAACCAATTCATCCGAAAAATTTAAATCTCCATGTTTACTTTCCGATATTTGATTATTACTATCAAATATATTTTCAAATATCTCATCATTAAAAGACATAATAGAATTAATCGTTTTTGCACTTGAGTTATGTATGACAATTGGTTTTAATTTATTTTCATCATTAAATAAATGTTCATAGTCTTCAATTTTAAATAATATGTTTTTATTTTTATTAAAAAATTCAGAATTATTTAAATAATCAATATCATCAAATACATTAATAATAAAATTATTTTTTATCGCTAAAAAAGATCCATAATAATCAATGCCATGGAAAAAATTATTTTCATACATTAATTGACTTGTCAAAAATACAAAAAACCCATCCACATATGCAGAATTATTTACATCTAATATCTTTGGATATGTATTTGTTTTATCTGAATTAAAAATAGGAAGATTAAATAATTTGGGATCTTCAACGTTATATTTTCCAATCAAATACTTATAAGGATCTAATAATGGGGCCAATTTGAAAAAAATTTGTTTTTCTTTTGTTTTAAGAGTATTTATATTTTTAACATTACAACTATAAAGGTTTTTATTTTCTTCATCTTCATTTTTATTTTTAGTATTAATACTAGAAATATACCACTTGTGGTTTAGATTGATATTGTTATAATTTGTATCGTTCAATGAAAAAAAACGATTGTAAATTGGAATATAATTTTGTATTTTAGAGAGATTCATAACTTCCGGTTTCTCTAAACTTTTGAAAAGGTCTGGATTTTTTCTTTTTTGATAATTCACATCAATCATTATTAGCTAATTAATATATAAATTATACAAGTTTTTAACTTATATTTTTCACTAAATAATCTTTTTCCATTTTTAAAGATAGAAGGAAAACAAAAGAAAAGAGAGAAAGAAAATGTGAATTCGTATAAAATAATAAAAAAATCTTTGTCAAAATAATAGATATGACTTTAGAATTAAAAAAATTTGATATGAAAAATATTAGTTTCAAAGCAAATGAAAATAAAGGACCTGTCGTTGTGTTAATTGGAAAGCGTGATACAGGTAAAAGTTTTTTAGTAAGAGATTTGCTTTACTATCATCAAGAAATTCCTATCGGCACTGTTATCTCTGGAACGGAAGAAGGAAACGGATTCTACGCAAAAATGGTGCCGAAATTATTCGTCCATAATGAATACAATACGGCGATTATTGAAAATATATTGAAACGACAGCGAACCGTTTTAAAACAAATTAAGAAAGAAGTTGAAACCTATAAACGAAGCACCATTGACCCTAGAGCATTTGTCATTCTTGATGATTGTTTATATGACGCAACATGGACTAGAGATAAGATGATGCGTTTACTTTTTATGAACGGGAGACATTGGAAGGTCATGTTAGTCATCACAATGCAATATCCCTTAGGCATTCCTCCCACACTGAGAACAAATATAGATTATGTTTTTATTTTGAGAGAAAATTACATTGCAAATAGAAAACGTATTTATGAAAATTATGCTGGAATGTTTCCAACATTTGAGTCCTTTTGTCAGGTCATGGATCAATGTACAGAAAATTATGAGTGCTTGGTGATCAATAATAACTCCAAATCAAACAAATTACAAGACCAAGTTTTTTGGTACAAAGCAGATAACCATAACGATTTCAAATTAGGCTCCAAAGAATTCTGGGAATTGTCAAAAAGCATTAATTCAGACGACGAAGATGAAAAATATGACCCAGATTCAGTCAAAAAACGCGGCGCAGGACAGAAAATTACTATCAAAAAGGCAAATAAATGGTAAAAGCGCTTATCATAAAAGATAAGCAAGATTACCGCTTTTATAAATCTTGATTTTATATATAAAAGCAAAATAAACTACTTAAATAGTATCTTATAATAAATATTATAATAAGATGCAAGAATTGAATATCGTAGAACTTATTGAAAAAAACCCTATCACAAAGCTTTCAAACACATATAATAGTAAATTATTGAATAAAATTAAAGAAAATTTCACTGGATTTGAACAACAATTATTTATTAGTAGCTTTTATTGTTACTTAAATTATGACAAAAATATGGATTTTATAGTAGACTTAGATCATGTATGGAAATGGTTAGGATTTAATCAAAAAATAGATTGTAAAAGATTAATTGAAAGATCCTTTAAATATGATACAGATTATAAAACCGCTTTGCAAGAAGAAAATGTTGCTTTGGAATTACCCAAAGCAACTTTGGAACACGATAAATGGGGTGGACATAATATTAAAAAAATATTTCTAACAATCAGATGTTTCAAGTCATTATGTTTAAAAGCACAGACAAAAAAAGCATCTGAGATTCATGAGTATTATATGAAATTAGAAGAAGTATTACAAGAAATTGTAGAAGAAGAAACTGATGAATTAAAATTACAACTAGAACAAAAAGACAATATTATTTTGGAAATAAAAGAAACTTCTGAAAAAGAAAAAGAAAAATTAAACAAAGAAAAACAAAAAGCAGTAGAACAGGCAATTATTGTTCAATTTCCTCTAAATACAGAATGCATTTATTTTGGCACCATTGATAATACAAACGAATCAAAAGAAAAATTAATTAAATTCGGTCATACCAATGATTTATCAACTAGAATATTAGACCATCGTAAAAAATATGATCATTTTGTTTTAGTCAACGCTTTTCGTGTTCAAAATAAAGTAGAGATAGAAAATCTAATAAAAAATTATCCAAAAATAAAAAGACAAATTCGTAGTATAGAAATTAATGGAAAAAACAAAACTGAAATTATTGCTTACGATCCAAATAATTTTACCATTGAAAAACTATCCAAATATATCAAAGACATTATTCATTCTAAAACATATAGTATAGATAACTTTAACAGAATCATAAAAGAAAACGAAGAATTAGAAAATGAAAATAGAAAATTAAAAGAACAATTTAAATCTCATCAGCTTTTGGTAGAAAAACAAGCGATTGAATTAAATGAATTTAGAGAGAAAATAGAAAATCAACAAAAAGTAATTGAATCTGTAAATCATGAGAATCAATCAGTTTATCAAAATGTTTTATTACCTGAAGATGAAGTTAATAAAAAATTCAATGATTTTGTAAATAGTATTTGTATTGTTCGTCCAGATGTAGAAGAATTATCTGTTAATTTAGAAGGTCGTTATCGTTTATGGTCACAAGTAAAACCTACAAAAGAAATGTTTCACTCTCTTAAAAATTATTTAGATACAAGATTCAAACCAAAACGTATTCAAAGGAATCATGGATATATAGGTATTAAATTAAAACCACTGGAATATAAAAAACATCAAGAAAATTCTATGGTTGAAACATTTATATTTCAAGTATGTAAATTTTCGGATTGTGGAAAAATTTTAAATTCTGTCTTATTAAGAGAATACCAAAAATGGAAAGTTTCAGTTGATAAAGAATTAACTGATAATGATATAAAAGAAATAAAAGAATACTTAAATTCTTCCCCTTATGCTCTTAAAGCAACGGTATGGACGGAAGATGGAAACAATGAAGGGTACTATGGAATTTCATTAAAACAATCTGATATCAAACCTAAGCTTATTTCATCCACAGGCAAAAAAGTATATAAGAGAGAAGAGAAAACAAACTTATTACTGGGAACATGGGATAGTATTGCAAAAGCAGCAGAATCAGAGAATATTTCCGCCTCTAAAATGAGTAGATTTGTTAAAAATAAAAATATAATAAATGATTATTATTATAGTGTTATTTAAATTATTTCAATATTATTTTTCTTAAATTATTCCAAAATTTTATTTGTAGCAAATGGTCCACTAATTAATTCACTCTGTCCATTATCTGTTTTTCCTACAACAATATTCTCTCCTTCAAATAATTCCATACATATATCCGCAGTAGAAATCGTTTCTTTTTTATTTAAAACAGATTCTTGGGTTGTATTATTGATTCCAATTAGATTTCCATTTTCATCTATGGTCTGAGTTAATGTATTTCCAGACTTTTCTGCATTTTTAATATTTTCTTCAATCGCCTTTTCTTTCGCTTCTTTAATACGTTGTTCAAAAGCTGATTTAGCATTGTATTCATTCTTCTTCTTCTCACTCATCAATTGATTCAATTCTTCTTCCAAATACTCCACACGCCCCGTTTTGTATGCTTCAGGATCCCATGGCATCCATAGACCAACTGGACCCACAAACACGTCATGATTTGGATCCATTTCTCTCAACATTTTACATCTTAATTCAGCTTCTTCAACAGTTGGATAAACTCCTCTAATTTTCAAACCCCGAGTGGAAGTCTGAAAATTATTAATGACATTAAAGGATTTATCTAACTCGTCTTCATTATTATCAATAAAAGTTTTGTAATCATCCGACATTCCTGATTTAGAAAGAAGTTCTTTTTCTTCTTTTACAAACTCTTTGAAATCATTGGAAAGATCATCAAATGAAACGTTGTATTTATAGGATATAAAATTTAGAAACTGAATAAACTTTTCCATGGATTTATTGAAATCCCATTTCTTTAGGAATTCTTCAAAAAAGAAAACCTCCTTTTGTTTTAAAATTTTTTCTGGGGAAACAAAAGATACACATACAAATTTTTGATTCGCGATAGGTTTATCTTCTTCCAATAAGTCAACATATTTAGGATTTTTTGATCCGTTCTTGGTTTTTTTTTCAAAATTTGTTTCACTCTTTCCGTTTTTAGATTTACTGATATCCATTTTAATTTAATAAATATTTAATTCTAAGTTTTTTATCGCAAATATATATATTTTTTTCTTATTTATTAATATAATGAACGGATTAATAAACGTTGGTGAACTTGTCAAAAGAATCATTAAGTATTTAGTAGAAGGTTTAATGGTAGCTATCGCTGCCTATGCCATACCTAAACGTTCTTTAAATGTAGAAGAAATCATTCTTATTTCATTAACTGCTGCTGCAACCTTCAGTATTTTAGATACCTATATTCCAAGTATGGGTGTAACTGCTAGATCAGGTGCTGGATTCGGTATTGGTGCAAACTTAGTTAAATTCCCAGGGGGATTCTAAATGATAAATCTGAATTAAAATAATATATTATAAAAATCTAATGATATAATATATTATGCGTAAAATGACAAATAGAAGACGTAAAACCCATAGAAAAAGTAGTAAACAATATCTTAGAAAAACTAGTAAAAAAAATAGTAATAGAAGAAAAACATATAAGAAAAAAATTGTCGGTGGTCAACGTTACGGAACAGGTGTCGGTTCTAATTGTTACGACCCAAATTTTTCTATTTTTAACACCAATTTATTGAAATTATTTCCATATAAAACAACATAAGAGAAACCTTAGACAGTTGTTATAAATTCCCAGTCTAATTCTGCACAAATTTTTTTCCAAACATTATCTTGTTCAATGCGTTTCTCTCTATCTTTTAACATTGGAAAATGTTCTAAATAGTGTGTTTCGCCAAGCAATTCACATAATTTATAGGCAGTATAATAATAATTTAAAAAATTCACTCTATCATCTGGACAAAATTTGGAATAAGGTGCTTGTAATTCCATAAAAAGATTACAAAGAGTTTCTTCTAATTCTGGAGACATCACTGGTGGTTTAATTCCTAATTTATCCTTTATAAATTGTATATGTTCATAATATTTATTATAACCCAATTTCTTTAAAATTTCCTTCGTTTTATGATTCGTAATTTGTGCCAATTCTATTCTCTCTTTCTTTACTTGTAACTTAATATTTTCAATAACATCATGAGGTATTTGTGTGGTTTCTTTTCCTTGAAATTGTGCCAAGATTTCTTTAAAATGATTGATTCTTTTATAAGCATAAAAACATACTTCTTTTGGTGGCTCCTTATAAGATGGTTTTTCATTTTCAATCAAATATAATAAACTTCTAGAACATGAGTTACAAATAACAATCCCTTCATCTTCCAAAGGAATCAATTCTCCCACATGACAATATTGACATATGTCTGACTGATAGACAAATGAATTAATATCTAAAAATGCATCATCAATATTCGTCAAATATTTTTGAACGTTATTATCAATCATTTTATCATTGTTATTATTGGATTCTTCGTTATCTTTTATTTTAAAAAAATTATTTACGATTTTATTTTTACTAGAAACTTGATTTGATGACATATTGGAAGATATGTTTTTTTTATTTTCAAAATAATTAAAAATATATTTGGAATTATCTAAAAAATATTCTTTTTTTCTAGACTTTATCTCTATTATATTTTTTTTGATTTCTTTGATACGGTCTTTGATCTCTAATTGTTGTTCTACAGATAAATCACATGTACTATTATTTATTTTTTCTAGTAATTGTTGTTTTTCATATTTTAATTTAGGAATATTATCGTAATCATCTTTTGAAAATTCATTTAAAAATTCTTTATGTTTATTGTCAAGAGTGATTGCACTTTTTTTATTGAATTTTATTTTTTTGTTTGGTTTAGGCTTAAAAATTGGCATTCTTATTAAAGTAAAGTAAGTTTTTTATTTAATTAATAATAAAATTAATTATATTATTTTACTTATATTTTTAATTGTATTTTTAATTATTAATACGAATAATAACTAATAATTAATAAAAAGACAAGTTAAAAGATCGTAATAGTTTTCTTTAAATTATATAAAAAAAATGGATTTTGCAATAAATATTGAATCCTTAAAACATTTAGAAGATAATTTTAAAGTAAATCCGATTCAATTTCAAAAAATGGTTTTATTAACGAATGCCATTGAAGAAGGATGGACGGTTAAAAAAAAGAATCAATCTTATGTTTTTACAAAAAATCATGAAAATAAAAAAGAAGTGCTAGAAGACAGTTATTTATTAAAATTTATGAAAACAAATTTAGACCTTAATAAAATAATTTCATGAATCAAAATTTTTAATTTAATTTAATTTGAATTAAATTAAAATTATTATTTTTTTTTTCTTTAGCAATATTATAAAATATGGGAGGTGGTTTAATGCAATTAGTGGCCTATGGCGCACAAGATGTTTACCTAACAGGAAATCCTCAAATTACCTTTTGGAAGGTTACTTACCGCAGATATACAAATTTTGCAATTGAATCTATTGAACAAACATTTAACGGTCAAGCCGATTTTGGGCGCCGTGTACAATGTGTAATTAGTAGAAATGGTGATCTTGCTTACCGCACCTATTTACAAGTTACAGTTCCTGAAATCAACCAACTTATGGGTCTAGGAAACTATACAACTGGCCAAAACACTGGTGTTTATGCACGTTGGTTAGATTACCCTGGAGAACAATTAATCGCTCAAGTTGAAGTTGAAATTGGAGGTCAAAGAATTGACAGACAATATGGTGACTGGATGCACATCTGGAACCAACTTACCATGACTTCTGAACAACAAAGAGGTTATTTCAAGATGATTGGAAACACAACCCAATTAACTTTCATCACTGATCCTTCTTTCTCTGACGTTGAAAGTCCTTGTGACTCCCTTGCTCCTCGTCAAGTTTGTGCTCCTCGTAACGCTCTTCCTGAAACAACTCTTTATGTTCCTCTTCAATTTTGGTTCTGTACCAATCCTGGATTAGCCCTTCCTTTAATCGCTCTTCAATACCACGAAGTTAAAATCAACCTTGATATTCGTCCTATTGATGAATGTTTATGGGCTGTTACAACCTTAAACTGCAACACAAGTCCATACAGTGGAGCAAGTGGACAATACTCCGTTGGCAGACCAGTTCCTGCCACCATTGCCTACAATCAATCTTTAGTTGCTGCATCCCTTTATGTTGATTACGTTTTCCTTGATACCGATGAACGTAGAAGAATGGCACAAAACCCTCACGAGTACTTAATTACCCAACTTCAATTCACTGGTGATGAATCGGTTGGTTCTTCAAGTAACAAAATCAAGCTTAACTTCAACCACCCTGTCAAAGAACTTATCTGGGTTGTTCAGCCTGATCAAAACGTAGATTACTGCTCATCTTTAACCTGTGATGCTCTTCTTTTCAAGGTTCTTGGTGCTCAGCCATTCAACTATACTGATGCCGTTGATGCCCTTCCTAATGCTGTCCATGCATTCGGTGGTCCTCAATCCATTGCTGCTGACTCACGTGCTTTCATTGATGCCCGTGGTCTTTTCCAAGATGCTGGAGCTCTTGACTACATTCCTGGTGAAGGTTTCACTGGATACTGGCACGGACCTTCCAACCCATACAATGAAGCCAACTTAGGTGGACCAGCTATTAATTTAAATACTTCTGGAACTGGTTTATCTCAATTTGATATTGCTGCTTTACAAGAATCTGGTTCTCATCTTGATAACTCAGGTGTCTCTGATGCTGGAACATTCGTTCTTTCTGAGACTTCTCTTGACATGCATTGCTGGGGTCAAAATCCAGTTGTTACTGCTAAGCTTCAATTAAACGGACAAGATCGCTTCTCTGAGCGTGAAGGATCTTACTTCTCATGGGTTCAACCATACCAAGCACACACACGTAGTCCTGATGAGGGTATTAACGTATACTCTTTCGCTTTAAGACCTGAGGAACATCAACCCTCAGGCACATGTAACTTCTCCAGAATTGATAACGCTACTTTACAGCTAGTTCTTTCCAACGCCACCGTTGAAGGTACAAAGACTGCTAAGGTACGTGTCTACGCTACAAATTATAACGTTTTAAGAATTATGAGTGGTATGGGAGGGTTAGCCTATAGTAATTAAAGAAACTATTATAATTATATTATTAGTCAGAATAATAACTTAAAGATATTTATTTTATATAAATTATAAAATGAATAGTGTTGAAAACGGAAAACCTGTTTATTTGTTTGACAAAGAACTTGTATGTGGAACCATTGAATATAATGGTAAAAAATATTTTTTTGACTTTGATGATATGAATAAAATAATTAATTTTGAAAAAAAGTTTGTTTTTATTAATAAATGTGATTTGTATCCATCTTACAATTATAATGAACAAAAAATAAATTATTTAATGTTTTTATACAATTTTAAAGAAAATAATGTAAAATATGTTTTTAAAAATAATAATCCACTAGACTTACGAAGAAGTAATATTGAAATTTATCATATTTATCATGAAGAAATAATTAAAAATTATGATGTGAAAGAATACATTCAAGGTCATTTTTCTAAAAATGGGAATGAACCTTATTATATGAAAAACCCTATTTGGAAAATAGATGCAAATGGAAAAGAAATCTTATTAATGTATTGTGAGAAAAATACAATTATTAAATTATGTCAAAAATCATTAGATAAATTAAGAGAATATGAAGATTTAAACAATGACGGAAAAAAATTAACTTTTCATAAACATAGTAATGGCTATATTTTATCATCTAATAATTCATTATTTATCCATCAAATAATTATGAATTGTTATGGAAATGGAAAAGGAACAAAAAATGTTAGTGTAGACCATATTGACCAAGACCCATTAAACAATACATTAGAAAACCTAAGAATTGCAACCAGAAAAGAACAAGAAGAAAATACAAAAGGAATTAAAAAAGATACAAAGAGAGAAAGAAATTATAATGCAAAACCATTGCCACAAGGAATCACAAAAGACATGCTTAGAAAATATATTGTCTATTATCACGAATGGTTAAACCCTGAAAAGACTAGAAGTAGAGAATTTTTTAGAATTGAAAAACATCCCAAACTTGAAAAAATATACACTGGAACAAAGTCTAATAAAATATCTATACAAGACAAATTAAAACAAATTATCAAAGTATTAGATGATTTGGATAATGATATTCAGCCAGAAAAAGAAGTAGAACAAGCAGTTTTGCCGATGTATGTATCTTTAACTACTATTTGTGGAAAGCCGCATTTCGTATTTGAAAAAAGAATCAATAATAAACGATTAACTATCAAAATGGTTTTACCAGAAGGTTACGATTTACAAGAACAATTAGAAATATTAAATAATAAAATCAAGGAAAAATATAAAGAGGAAAATATTAGTATTTTATAAATAAATTATTGCTTCTGAAGGTTCAGGAGCAAAAAATATCTGTTTTCTACGTTATAATTAAAAAATTGCTTTTGTTACAACAAAAGCAAACAAATCAAAATAAACTAAAATGTCTATAATATAGACAAATTTATATACAAATAAACCCAAATGTAATAAAGAAAAATAATATTTATAATTAATAATGAATCTAGATAAACAAAAATATATTCAATTCAAAACAGAACGTAGAGAGAAAAAAAGAACATTAAAACGAGATGTAACAGGTGAAGAAGTTATTTTTATTTTTGAAAAAATGTTGGAGGGATGGAAAACTATTCGGATTTATAATACTATTATTCAAAATAATCCTAATTCACAGATTGATAAAAAAAAAGTAGAAAATATTTCTACTGGAAATTGTAAAGTATTTGAATCTGAATTACCTAAGGAAAGATATGAATATTATTTAATTTTACGAAATAAAATATATGATTTACATTCTAAAACAAAAAGTTTGATATTACAGAAAGACATGTAGATACTATGGACATATCTCTAGTTAAAATAAAAAAGTATATAAATAAAAATAATGTAATTATTGCTTTGCCAATTGGCAAAGCAAAGAACATACAAGTAAAGATTATAATAAAAAATAGTATTTAAAATTAATACCTATTAGTATAAAAATTGAAATACTTTTTCTTAATTTTACTTACTCATATAATAATTAAAATCAAGATGTTCCAACAACTTTGCCTTAACAGACTACCTTTATGTGATGATGTGCTTTATATGATAAAAAGTTTCGCTTTTTATGATATTCAAACCGCAAAAACGAGAGAAATAAAACAAAGAATTGTAAATAGATTTCTATATGCTAAAGTGTCTAGATTTAGACCTAATGGATTTTATCATGATGATGATGGTGTTGAAGAAGACTCAGATAATTGCGAACATTGGTGTACTAGCTTAGCTTTAGTTTCTACACTTGATAATAGTTTTGTAATTATACCTGAAAAAAGATTTCAAGCAGTTAATTGTAGGATATGTGGTGGATATTATGATGAATATCTAACTTTTCCTGTCCCAAAAAAAATAACATGTAACGGACATGCACCATTTGATGATGATTGGTGATAAGATAAATATATAATCATGTTTTGTAATTTGTATAATTTGTATAATATTGATATTGTATATTTTTTATTTTTTTTAATACGCTATTTATTCAAGTAAAGTACTACTAAACAATTTATTCATATTATTCACTTCAGGTTTTTCCGTTTCATTCGTAAACAATTTCATTATCTGTGTGTCATCTCGGAAACGCAATGTATAATTTTGCTGAATATTATTTCTACCAATTCGCCCCATTGCCTGAATAATTTTTTCTTGTGTTAAATTCAAATCCTTACTTAAATACCCATGACAAAATTGATAATTTGTTCCATAAATATAATCACTAGACGCAATAATCATATATAATTTTTGTTCATCCGCCATTGTTTTCATAATTTCCGTATATTTAATATTTTCATGATTAATAAACACACCAATTCCCATCATCAATAATATTTTCCATGAATTCTCAATCCCATTCAATAACATAATTTCATTGACAACATTCTCATCAATATCACTTGAAAATACGGATTCCGTAGTAGCCACATCTTCCGCCCATTTTTTAATATGAAGATGTTTATTTGGAACAAATGTTTCATTTAAGGTCGCACTTTTAATCAAAGATCGTAATGAATTAATCTCATTTGTTAATTTTGCCATTTCATTTTTATTACTCGTTTCATCTTCATTTTGTGTTTCGCGATTTATTTTTCTAAAATCTTTGGTTGATTTATTTCTTGATCCTTGTACATTGTTTTTCATATTTTGTTCTGATTTTTCTTTGATATAAGTCCAATTAGTTTCTAATAAATCTATTTTTTCATTTAATACATTATTAAATTCAATCTTTTTCATAATTTCATCCATGACAATAGAAGGAATATTCGCTTGTTGAATACAAAATTTCGCTATTTTTTCAATTTCATTCGTAATAAAAATCGTAGGACCATCAGTAAGTGTATGTGCATCTTTGGTAGTAACATAGACACCTGCAGTTCCTTCAGAACCAACACTCGTATTACTATTATTTGTAGGAAGAGGACTAGAAGAAACGATTTGTTCACTTGCAAGACGAATCAAGTTAGATCCAGCATTTGTATTTGCATTTGAATAAGGAGCACTAGTACTAGTTACACTAGTTCCAGGACCAATACTTCTAGACTTAGTAATTTTATTTCCTTTCAAGTCAACTGAATTATTCATTGGAATTTTACGAGTGCGTGTAGTACGAAAGTTGTTATAAATAGCTCCCCATGTTCCTTGAAGTATATTTTGTAACATTTTTATATAATATATTTTAATGCTTTTCATATCTAAATCATCTATCGTTTCAAAATGACGATCTAATTTCATTTTCATATTTGTAAAATTATTTTTATTTACATACGTGATAAAATCAACTACTTCTTTTAAATCAAAATATCGCACCAACGTCAAATAATTCTCACAATGTTCTGCAATTTTCATAATATCTTCATAATTTTCAGATAAATAATGAGGCAATACCGTAAATCCATCTTTATTAATAATCGGAATGGATTTCTTACAATCATGACTTACGATATTATATACTTGCGAACTAGGAAATTTATTTTTGAAATCAGAAATAGCTTCCGTCAATTCTTGTAATTTTGGCAAAGTAGCAGATGATAAAACCATATTAGGAATCAAATTTTCACGCCAGATTTGATTAATAATTGGATGAAATTCGTGGTTTTCATAATCAAGTGTGATGGTAGGTTCATCCCAATAAACAATCAACTTATGATCATCTTTATTGAATGCTTTCATGTAATACATGGCAGGTAAATATGATTTGATATCACAAATTATGATCTCAACTTCATCACCTACACTATTATCAACCTTCCCAATTCCACCAGTACGTTTATTCTTACTATATTCTTTGGCTGCAAAATAATGAAGACGAATATCATCTGCACTTGCACAACCAAAGGCAAAGGCTATTTTTTTCCCAATAGATATTGCTGCTTTTGCCAGCGCTAATCCCACATGTCTTGCAGCACAAACAAAGATAATTTTATTTTGTTCTGACAATGCTAATGGTGTTAATGTTTTTCCAGTTCCTGTGGGAGCCATGTATAGAACAAATTTGGGATCAGGATTTTTACAAACCGTGAATATTTCTTTTTGATGTTCATATAATACCAAGTCACTATACTTTAATAAATTTTTATTTTTTTCTATAATTTCATCAGCATTTTCAATAATAGTTGATATCTCAATTTCATCTTCAAATAATTTCATCATATTATTGCAAATTGACAAAATGTGACGATTGACCCTTTTAATGTTATTTTTTAATAATTTAAATAAAGTATAATAGTGAAACATCATTTGTTTTTTATCATTTTTTAATTTATAACGAAGAAATTCTTCTGCGTGTTTTAATAGAACATTTTCATAAATATCTTGTTTTTTTAAGGTTTTGTCATCATTTCTATCAAATCTAATTTTATCGGCTGAATTAATTTTAACATTTGCATTTACGTTTATATTTTTATAATTCTTATTAATTTTTATAACGGTTGATTCAATTGTCTTACATTGTTCACTGAAATACTTGATATAAATATAATCTTCCATTTTTTCGTTATATTCTATTTTTAAAAAGTTAAAGATAGAATTATTATTATTAATTCTTATATTAACATCATGGTATCCTTGAATAATCAAATTTAAAATATCTTTTTCAGATTCAGATACTGGAACTTCAATAGAATTCCATTCAGCTCTATTCAGTTTTCTTTGTTTTAAATCCATTCTTGATAGTTAGTTATTAAATTATGTTTGATTCTCTTTATATCTATTTTCTATTTCATTTTTTTTATTTATTTTTTTTAATTTAAAAAAAAGTGAAATCATTTAATCAAATAAATAAATATTATTACTACAATATTATATTGATATTTTTAAAAATGATGAAACAAAATAATATCATTATTTCAATAGAAGGAAATATTGGCTCAGGAAAATCTACCTTGTTAAAAAAATTACAAGATCACTTTAAAAATGAAAATGAAAAAAAAATTATTTTCTTGAAAGAACCAGTAGATGAATGGGAAAGTATTACCGATGAAAATGGCACTTCTATGTTAAAGTTATTTTATCAAGATCAAAAACAACATTCGTTTTCATTCCAAATCATGGCATTAATAACTAGGATGAAATTATTAAAAGAAGCAATTAAAAACAACCCTGGTTCCATGATTATTACAGAACGTAGTTTATATACAGACAAAATGGTATTTGCAAAGATGTTATATGATTCTAAAAATATTGAAATTCAAAATTATCAAATATATTTAAATTTATTTGAAATATTTGCTTTTGATTATAAAATTGATCATATTATCTATGTAAATACATCTCCTGAAATATGTTACGAGAGAATCGCAAAACGTTCTAGAGATGGAGAAAGTAATATAAGTTTAGAGTACTTAACAAAATGTCATGATTATCATAACGAAATGTTAAGCGATGTTTCTTTGTTTAAGGATCAATGGATTTATCATGGAAATGTAGAACTTGATGAAAATAAAACAAATTTTGATATTTTAATTGAGAAAATAGAAAATATTTGATTTATAAACATATATGAATATACAACATATAAGTAAAAATTAAAGAAGATTTTATTAAAATAAAAATAAAAAATAAAAATGAAATTATTATTCTTTTTTTTAATATTTTTATTATTTAGTACAAAATGAAAATATTAAATTTATCTAGTATTGTAAACGCTGCATTTAATTATGTAATATACACCTCAAACAAGTTTAACATAGATGAATCACACTCATTAAAGCATAGTATGGAAGTATTTCATCTTGCAAATAAAATATATGATTCGGAACTCACTATTCACCCATATCTTCTAGAACAAAAAGAAATTATATCTGTATCCGCAATCATTCATGACATGTGTGATAAAAAATATATGAATGAAGAATCGGGAATTACTGAAATGAAATCATTCATGTCCAACTATTTAAAGGCAGATGACATTGAAGCTGTATCTAAAATTGTTTCTACCATGTCTTACTCCAAAGTAAAATTATGTGGTTATCCTGATTTAAAAAAATACCAATTAGCTTATCATATTGTGAGAGAAGCAGATTTATTGTCTGCTTATGATGTTGACCGATGTGTTATTTATGGAATGATGAGAGAAAATCTAGATTATACAGCTTCTTTATTTAGAGCATTAGATTTATTTAATAATAGAGTCTTAAAATATCGTTCGGATAATTTATTCGTAACTGATTTTTCAAAAAATTACTCCAAAATATTACATGATAATGCATTAGAAAATATACAAAGTATACAAAATATGATATTATAGAAAAAGACAAATTATTTTTCAGAATATTCCAAATAAAACGCTGTTAGGACTTTGGGTGGCTTATACCTGAGTATATCTAATTCTTTTTGAGTCGTTGGAAATTCGGTTGAACCATAAATATCTTGCAATAACAACCATTCAAACATTCCACCAGTGTAAATATATACATCATAGAAACCTAATGAGAATAACTGGCTTTGTTTTTTGTATATTTTTTCATCGTTGCAATGTTTTCCATAAACAATCATTTTCATATTTTTAATCCCGATTTTAATAAGACGATTTATTAATTCTTCTTCTTGATTTATATTCACTGTATTTGGTAATAAACAAGTTTGTTCATTTGGATTTAATGTATTTATCAAAATATATGTGTCTGGGTTTTTTAAAGCATGTTGAATATCTTCATAATTTATTTTTTGATTAGATAATTGTTGTGTATTTCCCATTAATTTAATATTTAATTTATTTTTAAATATTAAACTTTCTAATTATTTTACAATATTTTGTTTTCTTTCTATTTTTCTATTTTTCTATTTTTCTATTTTTTCTTTTGTTTTTTTACTTGCTAATGAAATTTAACAACGATCTCAATATCCTCTTTTTTAATACTCTTAGTAGCAGAAATAGATAATTCTTCTCTCTTCTTTCTTGTTTTACCATTATCTATTGAAAGTTCTTTTCTTTTGGATGTACTATTTCTATTATTCATATCTTTTTCAATTTCAAGATAATTTTCTTCAATGTAATTAATGACTTTATTTTCTAAGGCCCATTTAAAAAAATTCAATTGTCCAATGGTTGTTTCAATAAAGGTGCCATTTTTATATGGAATGCTAATTCTATCCCATCTGCAAAAAGGATCAAAACGTTTTTTACTATATGCTTTTAATTTTAACTTATAATCAAAGTATACTTTGAATCTTCTTATATTTTCATTTACTTCAATATCATACAAGGTATAATATTTTTTAGCATAGTTGGTTGCAAACCAATCCACGATTCTTAATGATATTTTAGATTCTCCAGTAATAATTTTTAACATTTTACTAATATTATATTCGTCTTTATAAAATTCCATCAGGTTATTTAATAATAAGTCATTTTGAGTAGCATAACTAACCGTGTTGTTCATTAAGTATTTGTAAAAAATATTATTTAAGTCGTTTAATATAAAAATAATATTTATCTATATAAATGGAATCTTTTATGAGTAATTATTTTGGACCTTTAGGCAAAGAATACTGCCTTTATTTTTATTTAATGTCTATTATGTTTTTCGTTATTATGATATTTGCTGTTTTTGGTCTTATTTTCACCTTGATTAAAAAACGTAAAGAAGTAAACACCATGTTTATTATTAATGGTGTTATGTTGTTAACAAATAGTATATTAGCTTATTTTGTAAATAGATTATTGCATACCATGTGTGTCAATAGTGTTCGCTAAATTTATTCATTTTTTTGATAATCATTTGTCGTATTTTGAGGTTTCAAATAATTATCCCTTATAGTAACATCATCCACGTAATTATTTTCAGATAAAAATGGATTGAATCCTCTTTGTTGAATTAGTTGTCTGTCTGCTATTTTTAAGTCTAAATCTTCTCTCTTGTTAGATAATTTAAAACCATTACTAGCAACTTCTTGATTTAGTATATCCCATGTATTTTCATCATAGTTTAGGGATGATGAATAGGCTGAAATTTCATGTTCTTTATTCATTTGATTTGATTCTGCAAATAATTCTTCTTCTCCACTCAATTGTTCGTTATTTTGATTATTATTATAACGTCGTCTACTTCTTTCATAAGGTTCTCCTTTGGTCCATTTCCATTCCATGATAGTATATATTATATTTTTTTATCTAATATTCAACCTTATCAACCTTTGAGAAAGGTTGAGCCAAACATTCCTTAATTTTTATCAATGATTTCAATTTGGCTCAACTTTTCTAGATAAGGTTTCAATTTGGGTCAACTTTTCCTTTACTTCGTTAAAAAGGTTGATAGGGTTTCAATTTTTGGCTCAACCTTTCTCAAAGGTTGATAGGGTTGATTTTAAAAGGTTGAATTGTTTCGTAAATAAAAATTTGGTATCCGACTGTCTTCTCCTTTTTAAGTTACATTCTAAACATGCTAAATAAAAATTATCTTTATTATGACCTATGTCATTATCAATACGATCTACCGTCCATTGTTTCATTTCTCTCACAAAATCATATAAAATAATCATATTATCTTTGCAATAATAACATTTCAATTCTGACTCCATCATTTTTTCAAGAATGTCTTCAAATTTTATAAATTGATCTTCTTTGTACAAATTTTTAATAACATCTTGGCTTTTATAACCAGCTATTTTATGATTGATTTGTTGTTTTATTATTTTATATATTTCTTTCTCTTCACTCTCTTCCTTCTCTTCATTCACTCTGTTGTTATTTTGATTATCATTTAAACTAAAATTAAATAAATCATTTATTATTTTTAATTGATTATCCAAAGTAATTTCTTCTTTTAAAAGATGATTCCATTTATTACTTTCAATACGTTTTTTTGGTCCTTCTTTACTTTTTGTTACTTTTTTCATCATATATCTGTTATTTGTTCCTACAATACTTATTTTTTTAGAATTGTTATTCACAATTACATTTTCATTTTCTTCCATTTATATTTTAATATACAATAGAATCTATTTTATTTTGAATATTTTATATATAAATAATATAAACAATAATCAATAAATAAATATTTAATAAAAGTAAGTTAAACTCATCTCTTTATATTAATATATAAATGGAAGAAAATACAACTACTACTAGCCAAAATAATCAAAATGAAGAATGTTTGGAGCTAAAAAATATTAAATACAAAACCATGTTATTAAATGGAAATCCTATTAAAGAAACCAAGTCATCCAATGATATGTCAAATTTAGATCTTTTTTTAGAAAATGAAAAAAATAATAATAGCAATGAACCATGGTGTAAATTAAATAAAACAATCAAAACAAAAAAATTAATTGACTATGTAAGTATCTATATTAAAGAAAATGACATGACGGAGGACGAAGGCGAACTATTAATTGCATTTTTAAAAGAATCTATGGATAGAAAAAAGTTACAACGTGTTAAAGATGTGATTTATGATAAGATAACAGGACAAGTAAAAGAAATTCCAGCCTTGTCTTATACAAAATCAACCAAACATTTCACACTTAAAAACATAGATAAACGTCTTTCCACGATTAAATCGTTGCCAGCAATATCAAAAAAAACACACGGAACAGTCAAAAATAAAAATTTACTTTCTATCAAAACGAATGATCCAAATGATTCGTCATCGGATCATGAAAACTAATCAACCTTTAGAAAGGTTGAGCCAAAATAAAAACAATTTTTTATAAAAGTATAAATATTATACTTTTATAATATAAATGTCTTTTTTATCGTATCTAACATGTGGAGAACCAGCACCTCTTGTTTATCCTGAAATTACAAAAGAGAATCAATTCACAAATGTATTGCTTATTGATAATTCTGTAAATGATTATCAAACATTTGTGGACTCCGTAAATTCTTCTACTTTCCCCATCGTTTATTCAATCATGTCTAATAAAACTGAATTACTTACCTTATTACAAGCTAATTTCACCAGTATTTCTAGAATTGGAATTGTTTTTAGTTCTAGTTTAGGAAATGTGAAAATGTTTTTG